GTTACGGAAGGGCTGCGTACAGAACTGATTGAGATGAATGGTTCCGCTCAGGACATTGAGCGGCGGCGTTTTGAGGAACGGCAAAAGCAGCTTCAGAGCCAGCTGGATGCAGCCCGTGAACAAGGGGCCAGCAAGGCAGCGCGGGAGTATTCCGAGGCGATGGCGCTGAACGAGCAAATTTATCAACAGCGTATTCAGGGGCTGCGTGAAGAGGAGGCGCGGGCAATTGCCAGCGAAAAACAGCAGCGCCTTCAGCAGGCTCAAGAGCAAACCGGTGGCCAGCAGGCAACAAGCCAGGCGAATGCGCCCACCCAGCGGGCGGAGCTGGTATTGCCAAATGGCACCACCACAACGGTGGCTGGTACCCCGGATGACGTGAACAAGCTGATGGAATTCCTGAGTGAAGCTGGCATGAGGGCAACGCAGTGACGCTTGATGAGATCGACCTCACCGACAACCTGATCTGGCAAGACGAATTCAGCCACAACGGCGTGGCCCAGGCTCAAGAGCGCAGCCTCACTGGCGGCATGATTATTCAAAGTGGCGTGAAGCAGTACGGCCAGGCAGTGACGCTGGTGGGCTGGCTGGAACGGGCCACGCTGGATGTTCTGGTTGCCAAAGAATCTGCAGGGTTGGATGCAATGGAGCTCACGTTGGATGACGCCCGTGAATTTTCCGTTGTGTTTGACCGCGCCCGGGGTGTTGCCGTTGAGGCCACTCCGATTAAAGAGCACACCCATATCAGCCTGGAGCCGGGTGCGTGGTACACCGCGACCCTCCGGCTGCTGACTGTAGAGCCCCCGCAATAGGAGCCCCCGCGTGGCGATCACAAGCGACGATATCAAACTGATGCAGCCCGAACGGCTCACCGACAACGAAGATGGTGGTGGGCAGATGACGGGTAACGAGGTGATTGATGGCGATATCAATAACCTCTTCGAGGACATTTCCCGGGTGGACAGAACCTACGGTGAAGTGAGCTTGCGTAAGACCTTTCTGAAAGTAGATACCGCGACGACAGACCTTTACCTGGACGCGCATTCCATCTTGAGCGCACAGCCGCAGGATCCGAATGTTACCGGGCTGCTGTTTACCACGGAGGACTTCTACGACCAGCGGGCGGCGGCGCGGCAGCGCGTGGAATCGTTTGTGGTGCCCGGACCGGTAACCGGCTTGTACCTGCGAGGTAACCAGCTGCAGGGGCAGCGGTCCATAATCTGTTATTCGCCCAGCATTAATAATGTCACTGCGCCGGAAATTGGTGAGACCTTGTTGCTGCAAGAAGGTGATGATCTGGGAACGCAGCAATTCATCAAGATTTTGAACGTAACCACCACCACGGAAACCTTCACTTACCAGGTTGATGGTGGCGACATTCGCACCTTTGCGGCAGACCAGTACATTCTTGAGCTTTCGGCGGAACTGAAGCGTGATTATCCCTCAGTGGACCCCACGCCGAAGCCTTCTGGGCCTTCGTTGATCTATAGCACTCAGCCCGCCACATCGGCCAAATACTTTGGCTCCACCTCGTTGGCTGAAGCGGCTGCTGGTGGGGCGTTGACGATTACAGTGGCCGATACGTTTGCGCCGATTATTCCTACGGCCAGTAATGAAACCCCGGTGATCGATCAGCGGCCAGGTGGGTATGTCAGCCAAATTGTGCCGGCTGGGCCGGCGGCCGTGTCGCTCTCTGTGACTGTAGTCAGCGGTTCTGCCTCTACGCTGCCTACTGCAGCGGTGCCTGGCTCGTTGGCTGTGAGCATTGGTGGGGAGGCGTATACCGATGCCGGTGGCGGTTTCCAGAACAGTAGTGGGGCCGCCGGCGGGCTGGAAGGCACTGCTATCGATTACCGCACAGGCACCATTGTGTGGGCGGGCAGCGCCAGTGGCACGGTTAATCTGAGCTACCGCCCCGGCGCATTGCGCCAGCAGATCCCGAATACCGGGCGTATCGACATTGAAGATTCAAACCGAAACTTCAACTACGTGCTCAGCCTGGACCCCGCTCCGGCGCCGTTGTCGTTGCACTTGAGCTACCAGTACTTGGGTAAGTGGTACACGCTGGCGGATGACGGTACCGGGAACCTGGTGGGCAACGGATCAGGCCAAATCAACTATGACACTGGCAGTGTGATTGCCACGCTGCAGGCGCAGCCGGATGCCGGATCTGTGATTTTCTACCGGTGGACAGATGGCAGCATCTACATTCATGACCCGGACGCCTACGACGGCATTACTCCCCTGAGCATTCGCCTTGCTAACCGCAAAGTGGTTGCGGGTTCTGTCACGCTCAACTGGGAGGCTGGGGGGGTAGCAAAAACGGCCACTGATGTGGCGGGTGATGGGTCCATTACAGGTGACGCTACAGGGCGCATCAATTACTCCGTCGGGGCTATCGACATCACTACGGCGTTACAGGCTGATGGGGATGTGACCATTGATTACACCCACAAAAGCGACACTGAACTGACCACTACCATCACCGTACCGAATAACAACAACCAGGCAGATATTGTGCTGGATCTTGGTGTTGATCTTGAGCCAGGCACCGTGGATTTCACGATCATCAAGTCGGTGAAACGTACCGTCGAGGACCTCTCTGGGCAGGCCCTTAGCACGAACTACAGCAACCAGTCTCACTGGATTACCGACAACGGCAACGGCTCGCTGATAAGCCGGCGTGACCTGGTGATTGTGGGCACAGTGAACTACTCAACCGGTGAAATCGTTGTTGACGGCACGACATTCCTCAAGCAAGTGAACGCATAAGGGCGATCAGAATGGCAATAGCGCATGTGACCACGCGGGGCCGGCTGGGTGCTTCGACAGCCTCTTACCGTGCCACGGTTGAAACAGAGGTGATCCGCAGCCACGACGTGGCGGTGGGGTACCAGCTGGAAGCGGGTACCGAACAGGTTGCCCAGGAACAGTTCGGTGGCTCCGATCAGGAGTGGCGTTTTTATATCTCCGAAAGTGCCCCTATTGTGCCGGGTAGCGTGGTGCTGGATATCGGTGGGGAGCTTTGGTTTGATGACGGTGAAGGGCGCTTGCTGCGCAATTACAGCACGACCACGGGCACTGGTGTGGCATTGGGCACCATTAACTATACCTCTGCTGAGGTAACGATTAGCCCTTATAGCGGGCGGCCAGCTTCCGCAACGGTAACGCCGTTGGGCATCTTGATTGGCGATGACTGGAGTGTGCTGCGGGGCGCTACGTTCCGCACCGCTGCTGCGCCGCTGCGGCCCAATGGCTTCACCGTGCGTGCCCAGACTTATGCCACAGATGAGCAGCTGAATGGTGCAGCAGATAATCAGGGGGTAGTCACCGGTGATGGCATTACGGGTGAGGTAACCCTGAAAGACGGCCTCGCCGAAATCGTTTTCCCGTCGCCGGTTACCGCCGAAAGCCTGTTTTATAACGCGGTGAGCTATAAGCAAATTCCTCTGGACCCTGCCATTTTGGGGCTGGACCCGGTGCGGCTGCCTGCCGATGGCCGGGTGCCGATTATTCGTGATGCCGATATTCTGGTGCTCACCCACACCCAGAAAGATGTGATCGATACGCCCGCTGCTGACCTGGTAGTGAATGCCGGGCGTGATGAACTGCACGATGCGTGGATTGAAGATGATGCTGGCACCCGCCTGGCGGTGGCGATGTACACGCTGGATAAGGCGGCGGGTACCGCCACCCTGGCTAACCCGTTTACGGCGGAAGATGCGGCGGGTGATCCGTTGGTGGGTGACCTGCACTTTGTGCACCGCATCGATGACATGGCCTTGTGCACCGAAGCCCGCATTGATGGTGCCCTGCAGCTGGCGCAGCCGCTATATCATGATTTCCCGGTGGATGGCACCTGGGTCGCCTCGGCCGTGTACCTGGGCGACCTGCGCGCCCGTGTGCGCAACTGGGTGAGCTACACCGTGGACCCGGGCGACTACGACAGCACCGGTCAGGAGGCCACCGCAAGTTACAACCTGATCGCCTACCCGGTCGAGATCAACAACCGGGGCAGTGTGCCCGGGGTGTGGAAGATCAAATTTACGTCGACAACCGCCTTCGAGCTTTACGGCGAGGGGCGGGGGCTCGTGGCCACTGGATCCACGGCTGCCGACTTCTCTCCCGTCAACCCGCAGACCGGGACTCCTTACTTCACCATTAAATCCGATGGCTGGGGCTCCGGCTGGAGCGTGGGCAACACAACGCGCTTTGATACTGACCCGGCGGCGGCGCCGCTGTGGATGATTCGTACCGTGTTGCCTGGGCGTGCGGCGGTGGATGATGACCAGATGAAAATTGAGCTGCGCGGAGATCATAACTGATGGCGGGCGGTGGATATTCAGAACTGATTCTTGCCAGCAATCCGGCGGCCTATTACCGGATGGGGGACTCCAGCGAGACGACCGTGCTCGATGACAGCTCTGGCAACGGCCGTATCGGCTCCAGATTCGGAGCGACAACCGGCGCTGCGAGCCTGATCCCGAACGATCCGGAAAACGCGGCCATGAGCTTTGACGGGAGCAATGACTGGTGCGAGATCAACGCCCTGCAAGGTATCAGTCACGAGTTCGCGGCGGCTGGCATCACGGTTGAGTTCTGGTGCGCCTATTCTGACCCCCACGAGACCTATGCTGTGCTGGCCCTGAACAGCACGTCAATTGCAAACGTGGTGCACTTCAACGTGGCCGAGACCCCGAGGGTCTTTCTGAATAGTGAGTCTTATGATGGGTCTATCGTTACTGATGATGGAGTCCCGCACCATGTGGCGATCACCTACACCCCGAGTGGTCAGATCCATTTGTTTGTTGATGGCGTCGAAGATACCGCCGGCGAGTTCCCGGTCTCTGGACAGGCGATACCCTTTAATCCTGGCAGCTCCGTTACCTGGAGCATCGGCCAAGAGTTTGATGGATCGAACACCTCTAACCATTACGAGGGCGTGCTCGACGAGCTGGCTATCTATGTAGGGCCGCGAAGCCCTGCGACTTTGCTTGAGCATTATCAAAAAGGGATGACCCCTTTCGCTGTTGAGCGCTCTCACGTTGCGGGCTCTACAGAGATCGACGGAGTGGGCTATTCCCGTGATGTCATCGTGATCACGGATACCCCTTTTGGGCGGCAGGTGCTGGCTGAAGGAAAAAGCCAGGGTAATGGTGAATTCGATATCGAATATGAAGAGTGGGGCGGGCCTGTTCTGGTTATTGCTGTGGATAGTTATGGGGTGGAGTTTGAAGCGGACACGGTGTTGAGTGTGGGCACCAGGGTGCATCCGGTTACGCCGAATGGCTACGTTTATGATGTGACGGTGGCGGGCACCACTGGCAGTGCTGAGCCTGTGTGGCCAACGGGTGGCTCGGTAGTTAGTGGATCGGTCACGTTTCAGGCGCTTCCTTTCTATCGGCCTGTTGGTTCTGGACCTTTGCGGGGAGAGCCTGTTGCGTGAGTTACCAGGTGGAGCACGGTACTTCGGTTGAGCTTAATGCCGAAGGAGAGCTGTATCTTGTTCCGGGTGATCCGGTGGCCCTGGTTCTTGAGTTCGTTTCCTCTTCGCCTTTTCCTCCTCTCCCCTGGCTTACGCCGGATCTATCGATTGAATACCGTGCCCGGTTCAGCAAGTCGGGGGTGGCTAACTGCGAGGCGTTGGTGCCGCTGAAGGGCGGCGAGCGGGTAGATCATCACGCTGGGCTGCGGTACGGGAATGGGGTAAACGCTGGGTGTGAAACGCTGCTGCGGTTTGCGGCGACAGAACGTAAGGATTCATCGCCAGCCCTTCCATGGTTGGGCGCTACGGCTCTGTACGGTCTGGGGGCTTTGCCTTGGTCGGCGTCCGTGAGCATCGATGCTCGTAAGGCTTTTCGGTGGCAGGGTGCTTCCGGAAACGACCGTGCGGGGTTTTCGTTGCCATGGGTTATGAAAACCCGTGAGAGAGATTCAACTAAAGGGGTGGCGTGGTTTTCCGTTAGCTTGTCGGGCAGCGTTTATCCTGCGGCTGAGTTCTTCACTGATTACCTGAATGATGACACGGCTACTACCGTCACCCTTAATGGTGACCCGGGGTTGTATCTGCCGGGCCATGATCCGCTGGAAACTCATTTATCTATTAATACTGTTGAGCCCGAGGCGCTGATTCGGCCCGGTGTTCCGCACGATGTGCCATACCGGATCACTGCCCGGCAGGCTTCCCCCCGTGACACCAATAAGCACCTGCCGTGGGGCGCTGGCCAGAGCGTCTGGCACGACTACAACCTCCCATACCCTGTGGAGCCAAACCCTGCTCCTGATCCGGTGGATCCACCGGAAATCAAAACGGTCTATCTGATTATGAATACGCTGCAAATTACGGACGTTGCGACGGGTACACCGCTGGATATTCAAGGGGTGACCATCGGGCTGGATATCGATTCATGGGCGTGGAAATTCTCCGGCACGCTCTACGGGCAAGGGTCGCTGGCGCTGGTGGCGCCGGGTGCCGGCGGCATGAAGGATGTTGCCGTTACCATCAACGGCCATAGCTGGGTGTTCAGCATTGAGCGGTACACCAGCGATGAGCGTTTCCCTACTGAAAAATTCACCATCACCGGTGTGAGCCGCACGCAGTATATGGCTGCGCCATTCGCGCCGACTCGCAGCTATACCAACGCAAGCGCTACCACGGCTGCCCAGGCGGCAACGGCAGAGCTGCAAAACACGGGTTTCTCCCTGACTTGGCCAACCGGAAACGATGAGGACCTGCCGGATTGGCCGATCCCGGCCGGGGCGTTGAGCTTCCGTGATAAATCGCCGGCGCAGGTGGTGGCACAGATTGTGACGGCGGCGGGCGGGATTATGGTGCCTGCCATGGCGGCAGATAGCTGGACCGTGCAGCCTCGCTACAAGGTGGCGCCGTGGGATTGGGAAACGGCGACGCCGGATGTAGGCATCTACATTGGCATGGTGCGCTCGCGCTCCGCGCAGTACGAACCGGCCCCCGCGTTCAATGCCTGCTATGTGAGCGGTGTTAGCCAAGGTGTGGCCGTTGATGTGCAGCGGGCTGGCAGTGGTGGCACGGCCCCGATGCCTGACATTTACGAAGACCTGATCACTGATAGCCAGCCCGCCATTAGCCGCGGTACAGCCGAATTGGCCGGGGCAGGGAACAAGGTGGTGGAAACCCTGAGCGTGCTCATTCCTGAGTCCGGGGCTGCGCCGGGGGTGCTTCTGCCTGGGATGATCGTGAAAGTCATGCACGATGACCCTTTACTCGACTACATGGCCCTGGTGCTTGCTGTGTCGATCAGTGTGCAGAAAGCGGGCGGTGCCGAGATTTATCAATCCGTGACCCTGGAGCGCAGCGCATGAGTACCCGTAACCCCTGGCTGAAGTTCCGGCGCTTGCTGCAAGGCGAGGGCCGGTATGTGGTGACTGTGCAGAGCAACAACGGCGACGGCACCAGCACCGTGCAAACCCGCGATGGCGTGAGCATCACCGTCAAAGGCGAAAATGTGGCCGCAACCAAGAAGGCAATGATCGAAAACGGCCGGTTATCGTATGAAGTGCCGGTGTTGACGGTATCGACCGTCGAGGTGTGAGCCACTGCTAAGCGTAAGAGAAATTCGGGGCCAGGCCCCGAACCTACCTTCCTACACCGTTCAGGTGTGAGAGACGGGCACCACCCGGGTGCTGTAACACCTGGGTGGTCCTAACAAGCGAGAGCATACCTCGTTTGCCAAGCAAGGCCCGCCGCTGTGTCGACACAGCGCGGTGAGCCTACCTTAATCGGCAAATATGAGGAATCCCCAATGGCTAAACCGCTGTTCCCGTGGATGGGTGGAAAGTCCCGTCTGGCGAGTTCAATCATTCCCTTGTTTCCCACGCACAGCTGCTATGTAGAGGTGTTTGCTGGGGCGGGGGGTATTTTCTTCGCGAAGTCACCGTCACAGGTTGAGGTGCTTAACGATATCAATGGCGAGATCGTCAACCTGTATCGGGTGGTCAAGCATCACTTGGAGGAACTGTATAAGCAGTTCAAGTGGGTGCTGGTCAGCCGGGATCAGTGGTCCTGGCTGCGAGACACGCCCCCGGAAACGCTGACCGATGTGCAGCGCGCTGCGCGGTTTCTCTACCTGCAGAAGCTTGCCTTCGGGGGCAAAGCTACAGGGCAGACCTTCGGTACGGCCGCGACTACTCGCCCGAAATTCAATCTGCTTACGCTGGAGAATGACCTGGTCGATGCACATGCCAGGTTGTCGCAAGTGACGCTGGAACAGGGGGATTGGGCAAAGATGTTCGAGCGCTACGATCGGCCCGATACCCTGTTCTACTGTGACCCCCCTTACTATGAAACGGCAGGGTATGGAATGGAGTTCGGTGTGGACCAGTACGAACAGATGGCGCGACTGGGGCGTGAGTGCAAAGGCAAGGTAGTGATTAGTCTGAATGACCACCCGGTGGTCAGGGAGATTTTCGAGGGTTTCGAGATTCACTCAAAGGACTATGAGTACACCGTGGGTGGTAGCGCGAAGGATAAGCGGCAGGCCTGCAAAGAGCTGGTTATTCTGAACAGCAATGCGGTGGAGCAGCAGGGTGGGTTATTTGGGTTGAGTGCTTGATCGGGTATGCTCCCTCTTTGATATAAAAGGGGGGGGTATGAATAAATGGATGTTGTGGGGATTGGTTTCCCTGGGGTTGCTGGCTGTAGCTTGTGTGGTGGCCGCATACATCGGGAATTTTAATTCTCACGAGATAGGGGGGCCTTCAGATTGGGCTCAATTTGGCGACTACGTTGGCGGTGTCGCCAATCCCTTGCTTGGTTTTGTGACAATCTTGCTTCTGGTTATTTCGCTCAAGTATCAGTCCGATGAGCTGGCTGCGACACGTGATGAGCTATCCCAGTCGCGTGTTGCAATGGAGCGGGCCAACGAGCTGCATAGCAATAATATATTGGTCCAGTCGCGCAGCAATCTTAGACCCCAGTTGCAGCAGCACTATGCTGAGTGCCTCTCGGCGTTTAAGTTGTGCTGCAAGCAGGAGTATGCAGCCAGCAACGGGTTCCGTGTTCACCATGTAAGCTTGGATATGGTTGTTAAAATAACCGGGAAGTCTGCTCCTTCTGGCACTGTGGAAGAGGTGCTATTTGGTCGGCCAAGAAACTGGGAAGGTGGTGGTTGGTCGGTGATTGCGGCAACCTGTCGGGCTAGCTATCTTGGGGTTGCGGAGGCTTTGGTCTCGCTTATTGAATATTCTGATAGTGAGCTTACGGTGGATTTTGATATCGAGAAATTTTCATCTTTACGGTTAAAAATGGCAAGGGCTGATCTTTATTCAGCTTTAGATCTAGACAAAATCGACAATGTTATTCGTGAAGCTAAGCTGGCGCGTGAGAGGGTGACGTTTCCACCTTTCCACAAAAAATCAAAGGTTATGTGAGCCCGCCGCAATAGTCGCTGACACGTCTGTCGCTGGCCTGAGAACGGAGATCCTGCGATGGCCGGCGGCGGGAGAGTTCAGGTTCTCACCTGGTCGGCGCGGGGTCTGTCAGCTATGGCTGAGAAGTTTGTGTGATATGGATGCCAGTAGAGGAAGGAAATATGGTTGTTTCCCGGTGGTAGGCCTTGGCGAATCGCGGTGTTGATTTGTCCCAAATGAGCATTTGAGTAACGAAAAAACAATGGCTTATAGTGGTGATTCACAAATGTTGCGGGACAGCAATTAAGCGCTAATGCATTGTTATTAATCTAATTTTCTCGTTTTAGGTGGATCGCTTTTAACCAATTGGTCGCTGGTTCGAATCCAGCACGACCCACCATATTTAAAAGGGCTCGCCTACGGCGGGCCCTTTTTCGTTTCAGCCTTCCCGGCTTCTCTCTCCCTCCGATGTTCCGTGCGGGCAGCGATCGATCAGCGCTGCAGTTCGCCAGTGCGTTGAAACAAGCGGTTGTCGTGTTCCTCGGCGGGCTTCCATACAGGCAGGCCGGCCAATTCAGCCAGCTCCACCATGTGTGCCGTGCCGCGCCCGCCAGGGAAGGCGATGACGCCCTGTGGGCGACCATGATGCAGCATGCGGCGGTTACGCATGGGGCCGGCGGCCCGCCCGTGGGCTTTCCAGTTGGCGGGGTAGCTCACCTGGTCGATGCCGTGGTTGTGGGCCCACTGGCCTGCCAGGCGGTCGGCGCCGCTGGCGTTGCCGTGAATCAACAGGCTCAGGGTGTCATCCCGGTGCAGGCGGCAGAGGGTCTGCTCCAGCAGGGCATGGTTGTCAAAATCGCGGCCACCGCAGACAAGAATACGCATTATACTGTCCATAATGTCAGTGTTGCGGGAAGTATAAGCATAGGGCCCGGCGATTGCACCTTTGTGATTGTTGTCTTGCAGGCATGTGATGGATTACGGCGTTCACAGGTCGTTGACAGAGTGACAGGTTAAAGTTGTACAAGATTTTCTTTGTGTACAACCTGAAAGGGCCCCATGCACCGTGAGGCTCTTTCCTGCAACCAGTGAGGTCGCTCCATGGACAGTGCTCAATCACAATCGCCGTTGTCGACATTGCCCGGTGTACGTATACCAGTGGGGATCAGTGCCTGTCTGATGGGCCTGGAGGTGCGTCATGACAAGGGGCACAAGCATTCCCGCTACTGTACCGAGGTGCTGTCGTCGTACTTTGAATTTCGCTCGCTGTGCCCTGAAATGGGGGCGGGTATGCCGGCGCCCCGCAAGGCCATGCATCTTGTCGAGCCTGCCCAGGCAGAACAGGAGCCGGGTAGCGAGGCGCTGCGCTTACTCACCACGGATGGCGATCGTGACTGCACTGCACTGATGCAGGATTTCATTGACCGTACGCTGCCGTCTCTGGCGCCCCTGCGCGGTTATATCCTGATGGCCAAATCCCCCAGTTGTGGCATGGAGCGAATCCGTGTTTATAACGCTGCCGGCAATGTGCAGCGCCGTGATGCCAGCGGGTTGTTCGCGGCGGCGCTGGCAAAGCGCTACCCGCTGATGCCGCTGGAAGAAGAAGGGCGATTGAATGATGCGACCCTGCGGGAGAATTTCATTGAGCGCGTTTTTCTGTATGACGACTGGTGCCAGATGGTGGAGCGGGGGCTCACGGCCCAGCAGCTGATTGCCTTCCATAGCCGGCACAAATTCCAGTTACTGGCTCATTGTCAGAAAACCTACCGTGAATTGGGCCCCATGCTGGCGGACATGAAGGCGCGCCCGCTGGAGGAAATTGCCGGGGATTATATTCAGGCGGTTATGACCGCCATGAAGAAGCGGGTCTCCCGCGGGGCGCACGTGAATACCTTGCAGCACCTGGCGGGTTTTTTGCGCCAGGATCTGGGTGATGCCGACCGGGCACTGATCAACGAACAGATTGATGCGTACCTGCGTGAAGAGGTGCCCTTGGTCGTGCCGATGACGTTACTGCGCGGGGCGCTGCGCAAAACGGACCAGCCGTACCTCGCTCAGCAGCGTTATCTGTCACCGTACCCCGATCCGCTGGGCCTGAGAAACCGGGTATGAGTGACTCGGTGGACGTTTCCCCGCTACTTGCTCCGCAAGCCGAAGGCGTGAGTATTCAGCAGGTGAGCAGCCGCTGTGGTATTCCGGCGGTCACCCTGCGGGCCTGGGAGCGCCGTTATGGCTTGCTGTCCCCTGGCCGTACCGAGAAGGGGCACCGGCGTTACAGCGAGGTCGATATGGCCCGTATCCAGCAGATTCAGCAGTGGCTGGAGCGGGGCGTGCCGATCAGTCAGGTGGCTGGCTTGCTGGCCCAGCCGGACACGGTTGTCAGTGCCCGCTATGAGTCGAGCGATGGCCCCTGGCAGGAGGCTGCCACTGCGGCCATGACGGCGCTGGAATCGCTTAATACCCGCCGCCTGGAGCAGCTGCTCAACGGGTTGTTGAACGATTACAGCCATGCACTGGTGCTGGAGCAGTTTTGTGACCCATTGCGGGCGCGCCTGGCGGGGACGCCGTCGTTGGGCGGGTTACTGGCGGTGTTGGATAGCGTGCTCATGGCTAAGTGGTCGTCGCGGGCATTGTCGCTGGCGCCACGGCGCCGGGAGGCCGGCTGGCTGCTGGTGCCGGTGGGGAGCGCCTTGCCGGCCCTGGAGCTGGCGATGGTATTAAACCGCCCCCTCTGGTGCCTGCCCGCTAACCTGGCTGCGGGCGAGGCACGCAGTGTCGTGGAAGGGATGGCTGGGCGAACGGGTGGTGTGCTTTGGG